AGCCTCTGGCCTTTTGGACACTCCACCGTCGGCACCGCGACGGAAACATCCGCTGCTTACGTGGCCCGCTACGTCACTCAAAAAGCTACTGGACGCGTACAAGACATCAATCCAAAAACCGGAGAACCTTATAGAGAAATCTATTTCCGGGGAACTGATCCTGAATCCGGCGAGCGTGTATACGTCAAACCGGAATTCAATAAAATGTCACTTAAACCCGGAATCGGACAAAATTGGTTCGACAAATACTATCAAGACGTTTACCCGTTTGACTCCGTCCGGCTTCGTGACGGACGACGTATTAAACCACCTCGTTACTACGACAAAAAATACGATGCGATAGAACCTTATGAGTTTGAAGCTATTAAACAAAATCGTATACTCAATGCCTTGAAACATTCAGATGAGTCCTCACCTGAAAGACTGGCTGTTAAGGAAACTGTACTTATGGCCAAAATTAACAAACTTAAAAGGAACTTACAATGAAACTTATTATCTGCTCTGTCCGTGATTCGGCAGCTGACGCTTTCGGGCGTCCTTATTTCGTTCCGTCTCAGGGCGTAGCCCTCCGCGCATTTACAGATGAAGTAAATCGCGAAAATGATGACAATCCACTACACAAACACCGTAAAGACTTTGCACTCTACGAGTTAGGCGAGTATGATGACAACACGGCTCAGATCGTGTGCCACGATCAGCCGAAACTCCTGATTCATGCGGATCAGGTATAACCTCAACCAAGCCCGGCACTGTCCGGGCTTTTTCTTAGGAAGAAAACATGGCTGTAATGCACAAAAATAAATCGGTAAGCACCCACAAATTTGCAATGGTGCCTCGTGCCGATATTCCTCGATCTAGCTTTGCGATCGAAACTTCACATAAAACAACATTTGACGCTGGTTATCTTGTACCCGTATATGTAGACGAAGTACTTCCAGGCGACACATTTAATCTTAAGATGACTGCTTTTGCACGTCTATCTACTCCACTATTTCCAGTAATGGATAATCTCCATTTGGACTCCTTCTTTTTCTTTGTTCCTAACCGTCTAATTTGGGAAAATTGGCAAAAATTTATGGGGGAACAAAATAATCCAGGCGATTCAATCGATTATTTGGTACCTCTATCTACATCACCTACTGGTGGCTATCTTACTAACAGTTTGCAAGACTATATGGGCTTGCCTACTGTTAATCAAATTGGGGCTGCAGCTACAATTTCTCATAGCGCTTTACATTTACGCGCTTATAACTTGATATGGAATCAATGGTTCCGTGATCAGAATTTACAAGATTCTGTCCCGGTACCTACGGACGATGGTCCTGATACTTATTCTGATTTCACACTATTGCGTCGCGGCAAACGCCATGATTATTTTACATCCGCTTTACCTTGGCCTCAAAAGGGTGACCCTGTTTCATTACCATTAGGAACATCTGCCCCTATTCGTTCAACTGGTGAAGGTATTTTTATAGATACAAGTGGAGGTAATTATTCTCAGATTGTTAAAAATACTGATTGGGGTCAAGCATTTAGACCTGGTGGTATTACTGGTGGTTCATTAGCTAATAATACAGCTATTAGATTTGGTTCTGCTGACTCTGAAGTTGGCAGTCTTTATACTGATTTATCTGATGCTACTGCTGCTACTATCAATGCTTTACGTGAATCTTTCCAAGTTCAACGATTGCTCGAACGCGATGCTCGCGGAGGTACCCGATACACCGAAATCATTCGTTCACACTTCGGTGTTATTTCTCCTGATGCACGTCTCCAACGACCAGAATATCTGGGCGGAGGCTCAACTCCTATTATCATTAACCCAGTCGCTCAAACGAGCGGTACTGGTCTTACCGGTGGTACTTCACCACTCGGTAATCTTGCCGGTGTCGGAACAGCGCTAGCTTCGAACCACGGCTTTACTCAAAGCTTTACGGAACACGGCGTTATCATCGGTATGGTCTCCATCCGCGCCGATTTAAATTATCAACAAGGTCTCCGCAGAATGTGGAACCGCAAAACTCGCTATGATTTCTATTTCCCTGTATTCGCTCATTTGGGCGAACAAGAGGTTCTTAATAAAGAAATCTATGCAACTGGTACATCAACAGACGATCAGGTCTTTGGATACCAAGAACGATGGGCTGAATATAGATATCACCCATCACAAATTACCGGATACTTCCGGTCTACTGCGCCAACTACATTGGACGCTTGGCATTTAGCGCAAAAATTTACTGCGCTGCCTACACTATCTGATACTTTTATTGAAGATAGACCCCCCGTTGACCGTGTCGTAGCAATTGGCGCATCGGCAAACGGAAAACAATTTATCTTTGATTCTTTCTTTCAGATAAGAACTGCCAGACCTATGCCTTTGTACTCAGTACCTGGCTTAATCGATCACTTCTAAACTTTAGGTTGTGTGATCCCGAAAGGGATCGCATAACCCCCCGAAGGGAAAAACAATGCTCGGTGCAATACTCGACATACTTGGTGCAAAAAATAGGCAAGAAGACGCTCAGGCGTTTTCTGCTCAACAATATGCAACAAGATATCAAACACAAACAGAAGATATGAAGAAAGCGGGTATTAACCCTATGCTTTCAGTATCTTCAGGGGCTGGATCACAGCCCACATCTACAGCTGCTACACCAAGCAGCAATTTCACACAATCTGAAATTAATAGGGCTCAAATTAAAAATATTGAAGCCCAAACTGAACTTAATAGCGCTAACGCGGCTAAAGCTCGCGTAGAAGCGCAAGTAGCGGAACGCTTTGGACATCCACAAGCTGAAGCTCAATACAATGTAACAATGGCCCAAGCGGGCCTTACATCACAGCAGATCGGCAAAGTCGATCAAGAAACGCGCAATGTTATTGCGCAAATTCAAAATACTAAGGATGAAAACGAACGTATTCATGCAACTATTACTTATTTAAAACGTCAAGCAGATATGCTTAACGAAACAACAATTACAGAACCAGTGAAACGTGATCTTTTGAGACAACAAGCTCAAAAAGTAATTAACGAAACTGGACTTACTGCGTTAGACCTTCAAGCTGCCAAGGATTTTGGCAATATTGGTCGTGAAACGCAACAACTTAAACCATTACTCGATATTATTCGAGGACTTATTCGAAAGTAAAACAAAATGTTTATACGCTCTCCATACAATTACGATACAGATGAAGCGTCAAATGCATCATCTGTTAATACGTTTTCGCAAACGAAAACACAACAACAATTTAAAGACGAGTGCAATATTAATCGCATCGTCTCACAATACGCTAAAGGCGTAATGCCTATTGGTAACGCTTATCAGCCGTTACCAGAAGACTTCTACGAAGTCACAGACTATCAGGCAGCGATGAACAAGGTTCGTCGCGCTCAAGAGACCTTTGATGGTCTCAATTCAAATATCAGGGCTCGTTTCGATAACGACCCTGGACAATTCGTTGACTTTGTCACGAATCCTGCTAATCTAGATGCCGTGAGGGATCTTGGTTTAGCACCCAAACTCACACCGTTACCTAGCCCGAAGGGACCCGACGAAGTCGGGGCACAGTAGACCTACTTGATGTCTACTGTGCTAGGTGACACCAACTTACTTGGTTCAACTACAAAACTAAAGGAAATTTGAAAAATGAAACCTCTTTCACGCCATGGCGTTTCCAAACACAAAAGCGCAAAGCGCTTTAAACATAACATTAAAACAACGGCTGCGGCCAACATGCGTAGTAACCCTATGCGTGGCGGATTCCGCTTCTAATTAATTAAAAATCCATGCCCCGAAAGGGGCTGAAAGGATATATGCCTTGTTACTACCCTCTGTCTGCGGTGAAAACCGAAGACGGAAACATCAAATTCAATCCTCGTTCAGGCGAGGGTGATCCAATGAAACTCCCATGCGGACAATGCATGGGCTGTCGAATAGACCGATCCAGAATGTGGGCGGTCAGATGCATGCATGAGGCATCTCAATTCGAAAAAAACTGCTTTATTACACTTACGTACGCGCCAGAACACCTTCCAAAAAATGGTGATCTACATTATGAACACTTTCAAAAGTTCATGAAACGTTTACGTAAAGCAAACCAAAATGCGAATATTCGCTTTTATATGTGCGGAGAATATGGGGACGAATTTAAACGGCCACATTTTCACGCCATACTCTTTAACTATGACTTCAAGGATAAATATGAACACAAAGTCAACCACAACGGAGACACCGTCTATCGTTCGCCACACTTGGAAAGCCTCTGGCCTTTTGGACACTCCACCGTCGGCACCGCGACGGAAACATCCGCTGCTTACGTGGCCCGCTACGTCACTCAAAAAGCTACTGGACGCGTACAAGACATCAATCCAAAAACCGGA